AAGGCTTCTGAGAAAGTGATGCCTTTTGTCTTCTTGATTTCATTTACTTGATCAATAAAGCTGATTTCTTGCGCAGTGCTGGCGTGTCCTTTTTCAGAAAGATTGACGGCTTGATTTGCCTTTCTTTCGCTGAAGGATTGCCAGATAGCGGGGAATTTATCTTTGATATCATAGGCTGATTCAACTGCTGAAATCTCACTAGGTGCGATCTTGCCAGTGTTGAGAAGACCGTCAACAACAAGCTTTCTTTCTGCTTGATGTTTTTGAGCGGTCAAAGCCTTCACTTGCTCAGATAAGGAAGTAACTTGAGCATTCAATTCGTTCATCAGCTTAGCGCTTGCCATCTCAGACAAAGCGGCGGCTTCTGACATCTTCTTCTCATCTTCCATCATCTTTTTCTTGTCTAGGTTTTCACCTTCAAGCTCGATCTCCACCTTTTGACCGTCTGCCATACTGGCATCATCTTCTGGCGCTGAAAGCTGATCATTTTCAGATTTTAAGCCTTCAATTTGAGCTTCTAACTGCTTGACGAGTTGATCTTTTTCTAGCACCAAAGTGGCCAGTTGATCAACTGTCATAGCTTTTAATTCGTCTGGATTCATTATGTTCTCCATGAGTAAAACACGACTGATTTTATTTTTAGATTGTGCTGGTCTAGCGGTCAAAGTCACAGCTTGAAGTTGAGCAAAACCAATCGGCTTCGGATCGCCTTCTCTTGCAAAGACTTCACCAACTAAGAATTCTGGTGATGGATATAAAACGCCTTCACTGGCCTTCACTAGATCAAGACCAGCTTGAGTATATAGTGGCTTTACAAAAAGTGCATCTTCTTTGATATACACATCTGCAATCTCACCATACGCCATGGATTGAGCTGGCGCCGTTGGTCCGTTATTCATAAAGGGAGATGATTGATGATTCCAGTCAATGATGACCGGATCAGTCTCTTTTCTATCTTTAAAAACTCTTACCATCTCTTGCAAGATATCAATTGAAATTTCTTGAATAGTCTCGCCGTTGATCCGGCTGTTGACCTTACCCAAAGAAAGCACTTTAATGTCTTGTCCTGGATATAAAGCAACTTCCCCCAACCGGATTCTTTCTCTAAATGTCTTAAAGTCAGTACGATTGGCGGCCTGCATGGAAGTCTCTGACAATGCTTTCTCTTTCGCATCGGCTCTCTCCATTTGTGCTAAAATCTTCTTTGACCAAGTGAAACCTGCATCACCTCCCCAACCATCCCAAGCCTGCCTTCCCTTGCCATACTCTTCCCAAGTGGAGCCTTGTTTGTCGACTTCGTGTCTTGTAAAATAGGCCACCATTCTTTTAATGGTCTCTGGTGATAGGCTGACTCCATTTGATAAATCTCTTGCTCGAGCAATACCCACCGCCGTCATGCCACGCTTTGAAGGTGGTTGCTCAGCCCGTTTCTTTAGTGCCCTGATCGCTGCGTCTCTTACCCCTTGAGGTGGAGTAAAATCAATTCCCTCATATTTTTTAGGAGCATTGAGATAAGCGCCAAAGCGTCTATTCATCAATCTTTGTTTTGCCAAAGAGATTTGTTTTTCATTCATCTGATAGCTCGCAATCTTTCAGCCATCGCCAAGGCTGGATTTTGTGCAACTGCTCGATCTTGTGCGGTTCTAGTGGCCTCCATTGGCAACTGACCGGCGCCGATCTTTTGTCTGATAGCACGCTCAAGATCATCATCTGGCGTCAGTAGTTGAGCTTGTACTAAAGAAGGCAATGAGATCAAAGCGTCTGCAAGTGCATCAGCATCTAGGCCGGTATGCACTAAGCGGGGGAGTTTTGTTGTCTCGATGTTTCCATAATTCCAACGAATAAGACGGCCAATTGTGCCGCCTCCCCGTCTATCTTGTCCACTGATTGCACTGGCCACCAGGTCAAGAAAATTGATACACGCTCTTCTAAAAACGGATAGATGCACTTCACCGACTGATCTTGATCCGGTGTCGGATATTCCCAAATTCATAAATTGAGCCATGAAGGCTTGAGAGATTTGATTGTCGCACTCTTGAATGACTTGTAAAGCGCCGCCAGCATCAAAGCCGGCTGATCCTCCATAGGTGTCAAAAGAAACGATATTGTTTTCAACTAGATAGCTTTGCTCCTGCACAACATAAGCCTGCGCTTGTTGCTGAGCCTCATTGATCATTGCCTCAACATCACCGCTTGAAATTCCCATCTGATCGATTGCTTGACGATTGACTTTGACAATTGGAGTAGGCACGGCCCACTTCTCCAAACCGATGGCCATGAGAGTGGCAGATCTTTGTTTTTCTTTCCACCACCACCAGCATGGCCTTAATAAGCCAATCCCTTCAAAGTTTGATCCGGTTCTATTGAGAGTCAAAAGTAAAAGTTTCGATGCTGGAATAGGTTCGGGATTTACCCCGCCGACCATAATTTGAATAACACCATCTAAATTCTGCTTGTCAGCCGATAACCATTGTTGATGAGATGAAGGCTCACGGTCAGCATACCTTTTGAGAAAGACCTTCTCTTTTCCTAGTGAGTCTTTAGCAACACAATAAATTTCTTCTGCATATCTCCAGCCATGAGGAATGAATTCCAGAAGATAATTCAATTGATCTTCAAAAGACAATTCCATCATCCCAGGGTACCCCTTAAATCCGAATGCTTCATTGGCAAATCTGGCAAGCTCCTCACTGGTTTGATCGCCGTCTCTGCCAGCCTTAAATTCCCACTTTGCAGATAACAAAGTTTGTTTGACCAAGCTCCAAGACCGTCTGATGATTGGATCAGTGGCCAGCATATCCTCCGCTTCTCTGGTCCATGATCTACCAGATAGCGCCGGATTTTGTTCCTTGCCAGTGATATACCCGCCTTGAATAGATGTTCCACTGATCCCATAAGATTGAAAATGTGGTCTTTCTTGAGATAGATACGGCATCTCTTGAGTTGATCTTGTCATGGTCATATATGGGTATGCGGTCATTTGTTCACCTTAATCAATTAACTTATATCTTATTGCACAAAATATGATTATATCAAATAAAATTTAAAACTAGGTGCAGAAAGCAAGAAAAACTGCACCTAGAAACATAAAGCAACCGAATTGATAAACACACTCAAGGTGAAAATATGTGCAAGATAGATGATGAATTTTTTATCACCACTTCCGGCAAGATCTTTTTCAAAGGTCAAGTATATGAGTTAGAAGATTGTGAGTTTCTGGAAGGCTCAAAGATAGTCATCCACTACTCAGAAAAAAGAATTGAAAAGCTACTTAAAAAAGACGGTAAAATAAAGATGGTACCAGACCAATTCATTTATCAGAAAGAAGAAGATATGTTTTTATATCCGATAGAAGATCAAATGCTGATCGCTCAAGCCGATGCACCTTCGCCAGCTCAAACGCAATCACTTATTGAGCTACCGCCAGAAATTGACCAGTTTCAGCAGCTGATGAAAATCACCAAAGACAATACCCCGTTAGCCTTGATCATCTTGATTGTTTTGATGTTTCAGAAGATGCAAAAGAAAGAAAGAGAAGATAAGGATCATTCTCTAGTTTGTGACTTTGAGAGACAAGAGATTGAAAAGAAGATCAATATTTTAGAAAGCAAGATTGATGCACAAGCCAAAGATCAAACTAAAATCTTGATCGGTGATAATGAGCTAGCCGATCGACTGGATAGAATGGAAGATAAGATTAAAAAGATCAATCTATCTCTTTAAGTCACCATATCATTTCAAGCCTTTTCATCCTATATCTCAGAGTGTGAACACTCATCTTTAATTCCCTTGCGATGCCAGTCAATCCCTTTACTGGAAGATCAATCAAGGCCTGCTTGATTTGTGAATCAGGCACTTTATAAGCTCGTTCTTTTGCACCTGCATCAATGCCAAACTTAAAGGCCAGTCTGATGCAAGTCTGCCGGCTGACTCCCAACTCTTGCGCCATAGTATCCCAGCTTTTTTCAGCACAATAGATGCTCATGAATTTCTCTTTGGAGCATTCCACCGCCGTTCTAGGCTTGTACTTTGCACTTGATTTGCTAGTCTCTGGAAGTGTTGATGGGTATTTATTCGCACGATAGCCATGATAAACCTCCCCCCGCTCGATCATTTCTTCGATCATCAAAATTCTTTCATCTGAAGTCATATCTTTTCTCATGGTCTTATCTTCAATTTTCTTGCTCTGGTTAGCAATGAGCTGGAATGAATATTTAACTTTTTTGCGATGGTGATCAGCTTGTCACCAGCATGGTCTTTGAATGCTTGAATGATTTGCTCATCAGTCACCTTTATCCAAACGGATGGCCGTCTATAATCCAGGTATTCATGACTCAGCTTGAGACAAAAAGACTCACTGATCTTGAGTTTTTCGGCTATCACTCGCCAAGGCAATTCGGGAGAATAAGCGCTCATAAACATCTCTTTGGTGCATGAGGTCCGTCTCTTGTGTTGCTTAGCACAAGCAACTCTTATCTCATTTTTGTATCCATGATAGACCTCCCCCCGCTCAATCATTGCTTCGATCATCAAGACTCTCTCATCATCAGTCATCTCTTTGTGCATCATGTGTCTCCTTTCTGCACATTTTCAATTCATTTATATGCAGAAAGCATGTGCAACAGCGGTTCATGATTTGCCAGTCTCTCAAGACTCTTTTTGTGATAGGTCTCATCCCTCTCAATGCAGATAAATCTTCTATTGGTATTCATGCAGGCAACGGCGGTGGTGCCACTGCCTGAGCAATTATCTAAGACTAAATCGTTTTCGTTGGTGTAGGTTTTGATTAGGTATTCAAACAAGGCTTGAGGCTTTTGTGTTGGATGGATTGAATGATTATTGCCGTTTGAGAATTTGATTATGTCATCGGGATAGCGATAACCTGTGTTGTCAATAGGCTTTTTTATCGTGTCAGTTAGGTTTTGAGATTTACTAGACACTCTCTTGCGATCGCTGTCTTTATAAGGCTTTCCTTCTTGCATTTGAGGATTGTAAGTTGGCAAGGCTTTGTAAAAGATCAAAATATCTTCATGCTTTCCGATAGGCATCTTATTGCAATGTAAAAACCTTGTCCCCATGGTCTTCTCCCAAATCCACTTATATCTGAAAAGTGATGGATTGCTTGACCACAATTTAAAGGTAAAGACTGAATTGGCCGTCAAAACGATTGCGCCGTTGTCTTTGATAACTCTCTCATACTCCTGCCAAAGTCTAGTCATATCAATGATTGAATCCCATTCGCAGGCCGTCGTTCCATAAGGCAAATCGCACAAGATCATATCAATTGACTTGCTGGGAATGGATGGCATGAGGTCAAGGCAATCGCCAAGGTGGATCTTATTCTCTTCTAACATTAATGACTCCTCATCGCTTTGATATGTGATTGTACAAGATCGATCTTTTTTTTGACCGTCAGAGAAGTTGAGGGGATTGGCTTATCTGGCAGTATCTCACTATCACGCCAAAGCCAATTGATAACATCGTATCTGAGCGCGTCTAGTGGATCTTCCTTCCCGTCTTTCTTTGGCATCTCTTTGCCATCCCAAGCATATGATAAGATTGCCTTTCGGAAGGAATTGCCTTGAGCTGATCCACCTTTGTCCCAAACTTCTTTGGTGCATAGAATTCGCCTTTGATGGATGAGTCTTTTAACTCTTTGAACGCCGTTTAAGATATCCGTTCGTATTGGATCAGTTGACCACCTAAAAGGCATACCAATCCCACCTTGCGCCGGTGGCTTAGCCAGCTCATGGAAGGCAGATAGAGCAGTGCGATCTGATCTAGCTGAGCCGGCCTTATCACCTGATGCACCATCAAGCAAGATACGGCCGGGGTAGTGCTTAGCCAGATCCCTAGGTGCAGCAATCTTTAAGATCTCTTTGGCAAGGTCTGACAATGTGATCTCTTGAGGATTGATTTCAGCGCAGATCACTTCAGCATTTAAAGATGGATCATGAGCCAAGATCAAGACTGAAGGCTTTCTAAAGCCAAAGTCAACAACAATTCTTGCGCTCATAGAAGGCTGATACTGCCAATCATCTATAATGTGACTTAGTGTCCACTCACTAAAGACAACACCTTGAGGAGGCTTTGGCTGATTTTCCACCATTGCCAGCCGTTCAGCTTCCGGCAGGTTTTTGACTGCCTCAAACCATGCTTCAGATAGATTGTTTTTGTTAACATGGCTTGAATAGAAGATTGGTGAGCATCCTGCTTTTTCTGCAAAATCTACCCACCAAGCCCCCCAAACTGGCAGGCCAACCATAACCAATTTGGGGGATGGACCAGATCGAAGACGGCCTAAAGTCTTTTGAGCCACTTCTTCGGATAGAGTCTGACATTCATCAATCAACGCAAGGCCTGAAGTTATGTTAAGACCTTCAAGCGGATTATGTGTT